CGCGCCCGAGATCAAAGGTGACGTGACGGCGTGATTTCACCAAAAGAAGTAGCCGTCGTGTCTTCGCACCGGGCGCTGCACCCTTTTGAGTTGTACCTGTCTGAGTTCAAAGTCGGAGACGGAACTATGACGGCGCTCTGCCCACTGAGCTACCCGACCGATTAAGGAAGGGGCGGGACTCGAACCCGCGACATCCGGCTCCAATGAAGTAACCGTTTCCTGCGCACCAGACAGAAGTCTTCTCGAATGGCAGAGATCCTAGCGGAAACAGAGTTTCTTGTGCTAGCCACTACACCACAGGGGTTCATGCACCCCCGCCGGGATTCGAACCCGGGCCTTCAATTTTGCAGATTGACGAAGTATCTGTGTCCTTCGCACCTGCCATTCGATGTCTTGACACTACCCAGTCGGCGGTTCCCCGCGCAACTTATTTTTCCAGCTTTTCCAAGTCACAGATCGAGCACGCTGGACCGGTAGTTCTCGCGTACCTCGGGGTGTGTGCGGTACGACCCCTGCTCCGCGTCGACCGGGTGCCCCCGCCAGTCGATGCTGAAGAGCGGAATCGTTTCTATCGGCGGGTTCACCACAGGTCGGGTCATGCGCCAGCTGATATGCCATCGCTCGACGGCGACGAGGTCGAAAAGGACCCTGACCCTACCGTCGACCTCATCCATGGGCATGCGCTCGGGGAAACCGTTGGTCTCCCGACACGCGTACCACTTCGCTACCAGCTGTCGGCTGATGGGCTTCGCACGTTCCGGGTGCAGTGCATTGAGTCGCCGCGCTATCTCGGCGAATCCTCCGTAAGTGTTGCCCGTATCAACCGGTTCAGCGGGACGCTCCACGAGCGCTTCGGCCATCCCTACCTCCCCGAGTCAAGCGGTGATTGCGGGGGCAGGATTTGAACCTGCGACCTCCGGGTCATGGCCCCGGCGCGCTACCGAACTGCGCCACCCCGCCACGAAAAGTTCCGCTGTCAAATAGTACGACGAGAGGAGCGTGTAGGACCTGTAAAGACGGTGCCTATCTGCTCACTTCTTCGTACCAGTCCCTGTTACACACGCCACGTCAGACGGGGACAGCGACACACCGTCGACCTTCACCGTCACCCACCGGGGGAGGGGGATCTCGGTCGTCTCGTCGTCGTCGTCGGTCGAGGGCGCTTCGGCCTCGACCTCCGGGTCCAGGACGGCACTCAGTTCGGCGTCGGTGCACCCGACGGACGCGAGCGTCGCGGCGATGTGATCGAGCGCCACGCGCGTGGTCCGTATGTACTCCTCACGGAGTCCTTCCCACGCCTCGCGCTGTTCACCCTCCTCCATCACCGTGGGTGGAAGCTGTGCGTACAGCTTCTCCAGGGAGTGGAGGGCCTCGGACATGTGCCCCTGGATGTACGGGGTGAGCCTGCTGGCGTAGCTCGCAAGCTCGCGGTGGTTGACACCGCTGTCTCGTTCGCTGGTCCGCGCGTTGGCGAGCCACGTGCCGAAAAGCACTCTTATTTCCGTCTCTTCCAGGTTTTCCACGTTGGGCGTTCACACTAACAGGTGAGCGCCCAACGAGGAAGGGTTCGTACGGGAGTTCTAGAACGGGACGTTCGGGGCCATGGGGTCGGCCACCGGAGCGGCGACGGGCGGGGCCTGAACCGGCGTGGGTGCCGGGGACGGTGCCGCCGCGTCAGGCGAGGGGGCCATGATCTTCTTGACGTCCTCGCGCTCCTCGCCGTTCCACACGCGGGTGCCGACCTCGATACGGCAGGTCTTGCCGACCAGGTCTGCGGCCACCTTCTGCGGGGCGGGGTTCTGACTGAAGTATGCCGAGTCCAGGCCCATGGCGTTCATGTGGCGGAAGAAGAAGCCGAGCGCGGTGCCGTTCTCCGGGCTGATGACGAAGTTGTTCGGGACCTTGCGTCCACCGTGCGGCCCGCCGAGGATCTCGAACTTGACGACGAGCATGTCCTTGCCCGCGCTGGTGGTCTTCGCGGTGCCCTCGACCACCCGCACGTCGTACGTGCCGGGAGGGCAGTTGCTGAAGCCCGCGTCTTCGGCTGCCTTCAGAAGGTCGGCAAAGTTCGCAGATGCCATGTTCACGCCACCTCGTTCGTCGTCGCGTCCGCGTCGGAGCGGATCGTCTTGAGCATGTCGCCGATGTTCGGGTTGTCGATGAAGTGACCGAGACGACCGCCCACGCGCTCGCCGGTCTCGTATCCCGGGGTCGGTCCGACGAGGAGGCGGCGCACCATGGCACCGTCCTCCGTCGGTACGGGTGCCAGATACGCCAGCAGGTCCGTGTAGTAGGGGAGAGTCGTCTTCAGCTGCCCCTGCACGTACGGGTGCTGCGTTCCGTCCTGCCGCTGCTGCGCCATCGCGATGAAGAGCACGACGTCGAGCGGCCGGACCGGATTGGTCGTCAGGTCACGGAACTTCCGGACCAGGTCTGACGCCTGGCGGAGCAGGGTCCCCCAGTCCTGGAGCTGCATGGGGTTGGTTCCGACGAGAGAGTCCACCATCCGCTGCTGGACCTCGGAGATCGAGTCCATGACGACCGAGCGGAACGGGTGCTTGCCGGAGTTGAGCCACTCGTACGCCCGCTGCACAGCGGTGAAGGAGTGCACGGGAACGAGTGCCGTCTCCCAGGAACCGTCGGCCTCCGGCGGAGCGTCCCGGGTCGGGTCCCACTTGATCTTCTTACTCGGGGTGAAGCGCGAGCCCATCTCCGCGTCGAGCACCAGGCGCGGGAAGGGGGTCGTGTCGCCGAGCGTGGACTTGCCGCCCTTGCTCGGACCGTAAACGATCAGCGAGATGCCGTCGTCAGTCATCGGAGCCCTCCCCGACCACGGGGACGGACACGCCGAACGCCGCCTTCACCGTGTCGATCAGATCGTTGTTGCGGTAGTGGTAGGGATCGAGCTGGATGTAGTTCGCACGCATCGCAGCGTCGACCCGGGACCCGTCGTCGAACATCGCGCAGACGTTCGTGAAGTTGCAGTCCCACTTGCAGCGGTCGGTCATCGGGCTCGGGTACGCCGCCACTCGGTGGTCAGTGGCTCCCGCGTCGAGCTGCCGGGTCACCCGGTCCATGTCGTCGAGGACGCCGCGCAGCCGGAGCATCATGCTGTTGTGGTCGTGCCCGTTGTAGCCGATGTGGACCTGCTCGTAGAACGGTCCGGATGCCCTGGCCGTGCGCTTGGAGCGCAGCAACATGGCGTAGATCGCCCCGTCCACCCGCATCCCGTCGGACGCCCGTGCCAGCAGCGCCGAGTAGATGCGCATCTGCTCGTCGAGGACCAGCAGGTCGGCCTTGTGGAGCGTGGCCACGGTCTTCCAGTCACGGACGCACAGCGCGCCGTCCATCCTGCGCCGGACGATCTGGTCGAGCTTGCCGGTGACGATAGCCATCTCACCGTTGGACAGCAGCAGCGGCACCTCGACGGCGCGCTCGACGGCGACGGCGTCGTACTCCTCGTCGATGCCGGTCTCCGCTGCCCACTCCAGGTAGCCGGACACCATGATCATGGCCCAGTCCTGTTCAGCGGTCAGCGCGTCGGCTCCGTCGGGGCGGCGTGCTCGCTCGAAGTCGTAGATGATGCCGAGGGCGGAGCACGGGTCGATGTCGTATCCGTAGTACGCCTCAAGCGCGGCATGGATACGCGTCCCGAGCTGCGCGGCACCGGTGACCGGCGCGGTCATCGGGTCCTGCCCCCACTTGTAGTAGTACGTGAGCGCCCAACTCCGCCTGCAACGGCGGAACTTGGCTATCTCACTGGGGGAAACCTTCAGCACGCCACCACTTCCCCGCGCGTGTTCGTGGTGCGCAGGCAGGTCTGGCAGACGAACCCGGACGGGGGGGCGTCGTCGCAGGTCCCGCACAACGGGCCGGACATGAAGTCGTTGAAGGTGACGCCGTACACCCGCATCGCGGCCACGACGAGATCGACCGACACCGTCTTGAAGCGCCCGTTCTCCACGTTCGCCAGGACGCTGCGGGTGATCGGGTACCCGGCCTGCGTGAGTTCGGAGGCCAGCGCCTCCCCCGTGATACGGCGAGTCTTACGGAAGGCGCGGATGCGCTTCGAGGCCCGGTTCGATATCCCGTAGATCTCGCTCATACCACACCTCGCCGGAAGACTTCGCTGATGACTGCCTTGACCAGCTCAAGCGCCTGGTCGGGGGTGAAACCGGCCTGCACCCAGGCCAGGTACATCTCGTGCTGGGCGACGGCACCTTCGTCCATGCCGCCCAGGAACTCCTCCGGCTCGCTCACGCCGCCTCCTTCAGGGGGAGACGGTGCGGCCCGCCGCACTCCCAGGTGTAGAAGTCGTCCATGCACACGTCCTCACTGGGGTCCGGGCATACGCACCCGGGCCACATCTCCCAGTGGGTGCCCTCGTTGATGCACCGGTCGAGGTTGCGCGCGTCGAGCTGCTCCGGGATGTAGACCTGGCAGCGGCGGTTCGCCGGTGGGTGCATCGCAGTCCCGGTCATGCGTCCGGCTCGTTCTGCTTGAGCGCCTGGAGCTGCACGTACTCGTTCAGCGAGGTGACGGTGATACGGCGGAGTCGTCCGACCTTGATACTGCGCAGCTCGCCGGAGCTGATCAGTTCCTTCATCTTCGTCACGCCGATGCCGAGGGCGGCAGCCGCCTCTTCCGTCGTGTACAGAAGTCGCTGGACTTCGTTCGCGATGGTCATGCTGCGGCTCCCAGGAGTTGCGCCAACGTCTCGGGGTCCCGGATGACTTCGTCCATCCGGATCTTCTTCGTGGTCAGCAGTTCTTCCTGGCGTTCCTCGACGGTGCCGGGGGTGATCTGCTTGATGATGCGGATCGCGTCGTGCCGCTCGGACCCGATGCGGTGGACCCGGTCCCGGGCCTGCTGGTTCTGGATCTCGGAGTCGCTCTCCTGCATGAAGAGCATCGTCCGGCTGCGGGTCAGGGTGATCCCCTCGGCTCCGGCTCCGATCGTCAGCATGACCACGCGGATCTGCCCGTTCTGGAACCGCTGCACCGCCTGGTCGCGCTCGTACTGCGACTGTGCGCCGGTGATGAGGCCGTGAGGGATCTTCAGCTTGGTGAGCCGGTCGGACGCCAGCTCGATCAGCTGCCGGGAGACGGCGGCGACGACGAGGGGTTCGTCCTCCCCCATCTCGTCGAGCAGCTCCACGAGATCGTCCACCTTGCACGACGGCCCGGTGAGCCGGAGGTTGACGACGGGGATCTCGATGACCTTCTCAACGAGCTGCCCGTTCTCCCACACCTCCTGCCGCTCCCTCTTGACGCCGGGTTCGGTCACCCCGGCTGCGGAGGCGAACTGCTTGAGCCGCGTGAACTTGGAGATGAAGTTCGGTGCCACGAGGAGATCGTCGAGCTGCGCGATCATGTCGCGCTCCATCTCGTCGTACGCCTTCTTCTGGCGGGCCGTCATCACCGTGTGGCGCACCTGTACCGGAAGGACGGGCGGCAGATGGGGAAGAGCCGCCTCCTTCGGGATGCGCCGCATGATCGGGTCGACGATGCGGAAGAACTCGTCCCGGTGCTCCGGCTTGAGGCCGTGCACTTCGAGGGCACCGAAGCTGTTGAGGCTGACGTCGGCAAAGTAGTCGAGGTACTTCGTCTTCGCCGGGAACCAGACCTCGTCGATCCCGTGGAGCAGACTCCAGAGGTCGCCGACGTGGTTCGGGATGGGAGTGCCCGACGCGAGGTAACGGAACTCCGCGCCGTGCAGGACCGCCCATACGGCCCGAGTCTGAGCCGCCGTCGGGTTGGCCGCCTTGTGCGCCTCGTCGAGGATGACGGTCCGCAGCCCGAGCTGGTTCAGTTCCTTGGGTTCCTTCTCCTTCTCGGTGAGGGAGATGGTCCCGTATCCGGCGAGCCGGGAATGAAGGCGAACGGCCTCCCAATTCAGCACGAACACCTGCGCGTCGGCGTCGAGTTGCTTACGACGCTTGGTCGCATTCCCGTCGACCACCTGGTAGCTCAGCTCGGGAGCCCAGGTTGACAGTTCCCGCGCCCAGGTTGACAGCTTCAAGCTGTTCGGACAGACTACGAGAGCCGGAAAGGGGTTCTCGCCCAGTTCCTGCAACACCTGCATAGTGCGGATCAGCTGTGCCGTCTTGCCGGTGCCTGGAGGATCAGCGAGTAGAGCCCGCCGACTCTTGACGAGAAAGGCAACGCCGGAGCGCTGGAAGCCGAGGAGCTTCATACGCCGCCTTCCATGCGTGACTCAACAAGGTCAATGGCTTGCGCGACGGGGTCGTCCGGGGACAACTCCATTGCATGTCTCAGTTGGAGTGCGGGTTCGATCCTCGCCCTGTAAATCTGCCAGGACCACTTGGCGAGGTTCGACCCGATTTCAAGTCGCTCTCCGAAGAGCCCACGAAGTATGACGCATGTCGGCCAACTCAGCGGTGCTGTCCAGTGTCCGGCACGTTTGTCGTACCGGGCTCCGGGAACTTGCTGAACCAGATGACGTTCGTGGTACTGCGTTCGGATAGCGACTCTTCCGTCTTCTATCTCTGCGGCAGGCACACCATCTTCTCCCCGTGCACTGCGCCTGAAGAGCGCTCTGAGCTGTGTGATCGCTCAGGTGGCGAGAGTACCACGCGGTGTGTACCCCGGGAAGAGTCTGGCTCGTATCGTGGGCGGCATCGGCTGACGCTTGAGCAGATCCGCCAACAGGTGCTGAGCAGCGTCGTTCGCGTGTCCCTTGCCGGGCTTGTACCAGCCCAACCTCCGCAGCCACACGACCTGTCCGAGGTTGCGCGCCGACGACGGCTGCGACCGGAGCACCTGGACCTGCGAGACGTAGGCCCAGTCGTCGAGCACACGGATCGCCCGCTGCGAGTGCTCCGAGGAGCTGGTCTTCCGGCCGCCGGACGTGGCGATGAATTTCTCGTACCCCAGGACCAATCGAGAGCGACGCCCCTTGGCGAGCTGGTCGAGCTTGCGCGCAAGGTCTGCGGGCCCGTACTGGCCTGACTGGAAGTCATCCGACGCGATGTCGTACCAGGCGAGACCGGTCATCAGACCCGGGTCCGCCCATACGATGAAGTTCCGCTCGCTGCTCACGATGCCCCTCCTGCCGTGCGCGCCACCAGGTGCCAGACCAGGTGTCCCCCGGGAGTCAATGTAGTGCCCACGTAGGTTGCGCCGGGCTCGACCCGGCGTCCGGTGCCGTATACCCGGTACTCCGTGGGGAGTTCGGTCGCCGACTCCCACGCCCAGAACTCCACGATGTCGGCGTCTCGGGAGGCAACGTGGAGTGGCCGCCCGGCGGTGTAGACCGTGTGCCACTCTTCGTCGACCGGGACGATGTACCTGAGAATGCGGGTCACGTCTTCACCCACCGTTCCGGCAGGATCGATCCGCCTGCCGTCAGAGGAACCGCGTATCCGTCGCGGTCTGTCATGCACTCCTCAACGATCTTCAGCGCTTCCTCGGCGTCCTCCTTCGGGACTTCGAGGAGCGCTTCGTCGTGGATCGGGAGGAGGAGGTTGTCACCGAGGCCGGAGGCGTCGATGTTGATGAGCGCCCGCTTCATGTACTCGGCGGCCGGTCCCTGGGTTGCGTAGTTCAGACCGGCGTACTCCTTGCCGGGCTTGAGCGGGAGGAACCGGCCCGACTTCAGCCACACCCCCGGGCGCTGGCCGTCCCGCTTCATCGCCATGGCGGCGGCGAGCAGCCGGTCGGCGAGTGAACGCATACCTGGGAAGTTCTTGTTGAACAGCCCCTCGATCATGGCCACCGTCTCGGCCGGGATACCGGCCGTTTCCGCCAACGTCTCGGGGCCCGCTCCGTAGGCGCGGGCGTAGACGAATGCCTTGAGCTGGGTGTATCGGGGGTCCTTCTTCGAGATCGGCTCGCCGTACATCTCGCGGCCGATGATGAGGAAGACATTGGACCCTGTGGCGTCGGCCTCGTGGATCGCGCGGATGAGTCCCTCGTCGGCGGAGGCGTCGGCGATCATCCGCAGCTCGATCTGGTCGAGGTCGCAGGAGATGAGGACCAGACCCTCACGCGGTACGAAGGAACCCCGGATCGTTGTCTCGTCGCGGGAGAGCTGCTGGAGTGGCGGTTCGGACACCGACATCCGGCTGGTGGCGGCGGCCCCCATGACGTTGATCGACATCCGGAGGATGTCACCGGCGTCGCGCAGGTCCAGGAACTTGTGCAGGTAGTCGCGCGGGAACTTGTCGGCCTTGCGGACGGCGAGCAGGTACTTGGCCAGTTGCTTGACGGCCTCGTTCTGTCCGTGGTCCCGGTAGAAGCCGAGCGTCTCCTTGGTGTACTGCGGCTGCCCGGTCCCGGTCCAGAACAGGGACTCCTGGCCGATCCGCTCGAAGGCCCGGCGGATCTGTCCGGCGGCGACGGGGCTCGTGATCTGGTGAGCCTTCGTCAGCCATTCGCGGATCTTGCCGCTGGTCTCTTCATAGGTCGCGATGGCGCGTTCGATGTAGGGGACATCGAGTTGCATCCCCTTCATCATCATCTTCGTGCAGATGCGGTTGGCCGCACGCTCCAGGTCGTACGCCTCCGGCGCGGAGGACATGACCCGGGGGGCCAGGTGGTCGTACAGGTGCGCCGTGATCACGGGGTCCAGCGCGGAGTAGATCCAGTACGGCGGATAGTTGATGGGGACCGTGGCCCAGGTCCACCGGTTCGCCTTCATGCCCTCGTCGAGAGCCTTCTGCCCGGCCACGGCACGCCGGTCGATGAGTGAACTGCCCAGCGGTTTCAGCCCGTTGGCCCGGGACGGGTCGTCTATTCGGGCCATGGTGAGGGTGTCGTGCATCCGCTCCCACGGCACGTCGTACCCGGCCTTGACAGAGAGGAACTTCCAGTCGTGGATGCCGTTGTGTGCGGCCCACTCCCCCTCGTAGGAGCGGAAGATCTCCAGGGCGACGCCGCCCCACCGTTCCCACGGCACAGCCCAGCCGGTGCGCTTGTCTCCGAACTGCACCATGCGCAGGTCGGTCTTCCACGGCGAGAGCCCGCCGGATTCGGTGTCGAAGGCGACGACGCCATCGCGTCGTTCGCCGAGCCAGCGCTTGAGCGCCATCGCGTCGTCGATGCTCTCGACAAGGTGAAGGCTCACGTCAGCGAGTGGTGATGTCACATGTCCGCCTTCCTGCCTCAGAGCAGGAAGATAACACCGGATCTCGCCGGATGGGAGATTGTACCCTCGTCAACCCGGCCTGTCAACCTGAGCCAGAAACGGGAACCGCCCGCCGAGCGGGGGGATGCTCGACGGGCGGCGTCAGGGGACCCTACTCCCCGAGTTCCCTCGGAGACGGGACCAAACCCTTGCCCCACAGGTCACGTTCTTCGTCGGTCACGTCCGGAACCACCTCCGGCAGACCGAGCATGTTCAGTATCAGTGCCATGTCGTCGGCGCTCTCTTCGAGCCGACGCTTCACGTAGTGAGCCGCCAGCTTCCGCGCCGTGTCATCTTTCCAACCACCGCCCTCCGACACGACGAGAGCATCGCCGCGCCAGAGGATGTTGGCTATGTCGTCTGTCGTACTTCCCCGGGGTGCGTGCACTAAAGCCGCCTTGTCTTCACCTGCTCCGCCGCGATGTTCGGGTCCACCGCCGACGCGACCTTCAGGAGCTTCATACTCAGGCCGTTCTTGTTGCGTTCCCGGCTGATCCGGTCGTTCATCACGTTGACGAACTCCCGCGCGGTGCGGCACCGGTGGAGGGTCGGGAGATCCTCCTCGACGGCGACGGACTCGGACTCCTCAAGGTAGTCGAGATCCTTCGGGTTGCAGTCCGGGCACGCCTTGAGTTCCCGGTACCGCTCCTCGTCGCGCATCACCATGCTCACCGGCAGGTTGATGCCGCTGCGGCACGGGCCTCCGGTGCGGTGGTAGAGGACGCTCCGGCCGACCACCTGGAGCACGTACATGTACTCCGAGTCAGGCTCTCGCACCCGGTACAGCGTGAGGTCCGTCCACCGCTTGTGACCGTATGTGTCCGCGATTTCGTAGGTCCACGACAGATCGGCGACCATTTCACCGACGAATTCCAGTGGCCCGGACTGGTCCTTCACGACGATCTTGCCGTATGTGCCCGGCGAGTTGCTTTCAGTCACTGTCATCGTCATCTCTCTCTCCGTCTCCAGGAGTTTTTCCTGTTTCCTCTCGCTTCCCGGCGTCGCACCGGAGGCACGAGGCCATGGACTCCTTCTCACTTCCTGACCGAAGGGTAACAGAAGTCGATCGTTCCGCTTCGGTGAGAGCACGCGAGTGTTTTCACCATGAAACTTCTGTTATCCCTTGGCCAACCCCTACTCCTGACCCAGCATGAAGGCGAGGAAACTCCCCCGGGGCGGGTCCTTCACAATTTCCCGCTCGAAGATCACGGGGCCCTCACACTCCTCGGCGTGGACCCACCTGGCACGACCGCGTCCCTTGTCATCGACGAAGGTCTCGTACTCGCAGTCGTCGTTGTCACACTCGCGTGGCACGACCCCGCACCGCCCTCTCCTGCTGCGCCGCCCGGAGGATCTCCAGCGCCGACGACACCGTCAGATCCTGGTTCCTCGACACGCGCAGCTTGTCCCTCAGTCGCCGCATCTGGTCGTACCCCTCGGGTATCTCCCGCACCGCGAGGTCGTCGTACGCCGAACAGCGGAACCCCTCGGGGATGTGCAGCTCCAGCACCTCATCCCGATGTTCCTCCGCGCTGACGTCGTCGCCGAACTCGGCGATGCAGTCGACGCCGTCGAACACGCCGAACACACCACGAACCATCACTATCACCTTCCTGTCATGAGGCTACGCAGGATCAAGAGGACCCGTCAACCTCACACTCCGGCCACACATCGTCGATCCAGCAGGCACGCCAGCCGTCCCGGTTGACGGTTATCCACCATCGATCCGGACCGAATGGCTTGTTGTTTTCGACCTGTATCTGAAAGGTCTTTTCCCCGGGGGAACCGGGGGCCCGCTTGTCACTTACGACACCGGACGCACAACCCGTGACAACAAAAAAGACGCCGATTGCAACGACGCCTCGTACGTACTTTTTCATTTCCCCTGTCCCGTTGTCGATCATGATCATGATACAACAAAGGGCACTCGTACTCGTTCACGTGTACGGGTGCCCGTGCCGGGGATTCTGTGCGCGTCCACCCCGACGGCAGACATCTTTGGCGCACCCTGCGTGGGAGGGGTGGGAGTCGAACCCACCCAGCCGGAGCACTGCATCTCGGTTTTCCCGTACGGCTCCGCTTTCGGGTCACCAGCCCGCGATCCATCGTCACGGCCGGAATCGAACCGGCACACTGCCCTTTCCTCCCCAGTGGCATCCTTTCGCGTCACCGGTGGATGCCGACCGGTCTGGCCGAAGCGCCGGTCGATCGGAGGAGTCACGAACGAACGACGCCGCTGACGCAGTCGGGGTACCCCTCCCGACACCTTGCCCTCGCTCCCCGTGTGTTCTCCCGTGAGGGGTCAAGCCGGGGTCACTCCCCGGACACGGTAATGGCAAGCCCATCGTAGACACGGCAGGATTCGAACCTGCGCATCCGCTTTAGGAGAGCGGCGCTCTATCCCCTGAGCTACGTGTCCTTGTGACGCCGTTGGGCACCGGGGCGTCGCCGGTTTCACCGCCACCTCCGGGCTGGGGGCCCTGAGGTGCTGCCCGTCCCAGCCGTAACGGGTCGGCTGGGAGACTAGAACGAGCAGTCGCCGCTCGACGAGGACGACGAGGTGTCGCAGCTCGACGGGGACGGCGTGCTCACCGAGATCACGGTGTTCGCCACGACGGTGGACGCGACGTCCTGCGCGGTCATCCGCGCGAGACGGTCGGCGTCCCGCTTGCGCATCTCCCGGACGTCCTCGGTGGAGTCGGGCTGCTTCTTCGTGGGGTTGTCGCTCATGTCAACTTCCTCCTGTCACCTTCGCGTTGAAGGTATCACGTACCGTCGATCCACACTAGCTCGCTCGCCCCGTTGTGTCCGCTGATCTTGAGCAGCGGATCGACACCGAGGTTGTGCCACACCTCCGTCTTCGGCTCGTTCATCGGGGGCATGTCAAGCCAGTGGGACACGGCATAGCCGTCACTGAAAACGACACCCTCGACCCGGACGCCGGTGCCGGAAATCCCCGTCACGTCGATCTTCCGGTTGAGGACGAACCGACGGAACTCGGGACGGTGGAAGACCAGGGAGGACGACGCCTCCCCGTCCTTCATTCCGGCCACCCAGTTCCTCGCCTGCCGCTTGTAGAACAGTGCGACCGCCAGAACGACATTGACGCACATGGACATCAGCAGCAGGAGTACGGTCACCATTTTTCCCTCTTACGCGGCTCCTTCATAGGAGCTTTCTCCTTCCGATGCTGACGGAGCGGTATTCACCTCGTCAACGCTGTCACCTTCACGATCCGCGTGGCACCGGCAGACGCACGGGGCCTCGCAGAACTTGCACACGGCCGGTGTCTTGATCCCGATCAGGCCGCGTTCGGACTGGCAGTAGTCGTGGTTTCCGTGGAAGCACGACGTGGAGAAGTAGACGTGCGGCGGGCAGCAGTCGTGCCCCTCGTGGTCGACCTGAAGCAGGTCGCCCTTGTGGCCGACGATGAACGGGTCCCACTGACCTCGCTCGGCCAGCAGGTCGCCGAACACCCCCTCGGAGATGTGGTTCATGACCTTGTCGACCTGCTCGTTGGTCACCCCACCCGGCAGATAGACGCTGATCGTGTACCCCTTCGGGTACGTCGGCTCAGACACTGTCTCCTCCCCCTCTGGACGCCATGTCCAGGTAGCTCCCCCGGATCTGCCCGGGGTACTTGGCTTCGAGGAGAGCGACGTAGCGCTGGTTCTCCTCGAACGCCAGTTGCTTGGTCATCAGCAGGGCGTCGTCCAGGTCGTAGCGGTAGGCACTCGGACCCCGGAGGTTGTCGTCCCACTCACTGCCGTCCCAGTACGCAGCACCCGCGTTGCCGTTGCAGATGGCCCACCGACCGTCGTTGTGTCCGCTTCCCCGGCGCACGACGAAGTACCGATGCTCACCCTCACGCGTCCGCCAGAAGTCGAACCTGAATTCGGATGCGTGTGCCAGCTGTCCGGCCGCTGTCAGGATTCCTTCCACAGCTCCACCCTATGGGTATCGATGCCCGCCTTCTCTGCGAGATCAGCACATCCCGACGCACCGTGGCTGCCGTGAAGACCTGGCCGCCGACAGCGAGGAGAGGTGCACGGACCGACGAAGGCGTGGCACTCGTGTGCCCCGAGCCCCACCATGTAGTCGTTACGACGGGGACCGGCCCCCGGCCACGGGCCGAAGTCCTGCGTGGGATGGTCCTGCGCAGGGTGCGCATCGACCATGACCGGGTAGCCGTTCCGTTCCATCGTTCTGCCCCAGTCGTCGGCGAACTTGTCCGCGCCGCCGGGGCAATGACCGTGCCGTACGCACAGCAGCGTGTACCCCTCGCTCAGGGCGAAGGCGAGGCAGTCGTCCAGGGTGGCATAGACCGGCTCCGGGTCCGTCAGGTCACGGCTGCCGGTTATCAGCACACAGAACACTGCTGTCATGTTCACGCCCCTCCGGCGAGCGCCGGGACACCGAAGCGCCCCGGCGCTCGCCGATTGCTACACCGGGTTCGGCACCGGGTCCTCGGCCGACTGGGTCAGTCGCTTCAGCGGCCGGTCCTCGCGCCAGGCGTTCCACGCCCGGATGACGTAGGCCAGCTGCTGGTGTCGCGGGACGGCCCGCTTCTCCATCCGCTCGTTGATCAGCTGGTTCCGCAGCGTCAGGATCGGGTGGTTGGTCTCCAGACCCGCGCCATCCCGCAGTCGCTCGAAGAACTCGACCGCCATCGAGTCGTCGACCTGGCACAGGATGTAGAAGGCCAGGGCCGTCACCGACTGGGGGAGCGGCTTGAACTTGCCCCGGACGTAAGCGGCCTTCTCCGCCGACCGGCGCAGCAGCGAGCCGTTGCGCTTGAGCAGGATCTCGCACTCGGAGCGGGTGGGCTTGAAGTTCCCGGAGAACTTCCGGTCTCCCGAGTCCCACAGGTACGCCAGGCGGACCACGGAGGCGAGGATCATGGCGTTGCCCTCTCCGCCCATGCGCAGCACGTCGGCGGTGGACCGCAGCACACCGGCGTCCACCGTCTTGCGGGCGCTCGGGGCCAGCCCGTAGGCGACCAGGGTGACGATCGACTGACCCGTCCGGACGATCGACTCCAGCCGGTGCTGCCCGTCGAAGAAGAGAACGCGTCCGGCCGGGACGTCCTCGACCTCACCCTCGACGAGGGGGCGGGAGATCTTCAGCGTCTCACCGTTGACGTCGAAGTTGCCGCTCATCATGTCGCGGCCGATGTCATTGGCGGCACGCCTGCGCAGGTTGCGGTTGTTCGCGTTGTAGCGCAGCCAGTTGCGCGCCACCTCGGGGGTGATGACCCAGTACTCGGAGGAGGGCCTGTCCGCCTGAGGCGGGTCCATCGGGGCCACCTCGTACTCGACGCCATCCACCATGGCACTCTTCACGCTCATTCTTGTCTCCTTCCAGAGCAGTCTCCCTGGTGTGCGTTGTGCACAGCCGTGAAGCAGACTGCATTCTTTCCACGCAGCAATGTCAAGCTACGTGCTAGAGCCCTCACTTGTCCGGTGAAGTGTACGTTCCACTCACCTCAAACAGGAAGGGGCCCTCGGATCAGGGCGTCAGAGGCTCTTGCTCCGACGCAGTCCGTCGCGGGTGATCTCGTAGGTCTCGTCGATCACCACTTCGGTCACCATCCCCTTGCCTGCCAGGATGTTGAGCAGCCGAAGGGTCCAGTACCGGCTCTCCCACAGAGGGCGCTCTCCCGACTCCCAGCGTCCGTTCGTCGTCGCCGCCAGCCGCACCAGAACGGTGGCCTCAGCGCTACTGATGCGTTCATTCCTAGAGCCCATGCTTGGCCCACTCCCCCCTTGCGTACTCCTTACGCCACCGCACGACCGTGCGGTGGTCGACATACAGGCGCTCACCCAACTCGCGAGCGCTGAGCCGGTCCATGAAGTGGATGATGACCCGGCGCGCGTCCATCCGGGAGAGCACCGGGTACGGTCCGTCGCCGTTGATGACCCGGCGCAGCGCCACTTCGTCGTCGTCCGGCGGTCTCTTGACCTGATTGCGGCCGTCGAGGTCGAGCCCTTGGCACTGTGCCACCATCTTGTTGCCCAGGGCCCGCCAGAACCGTCGGTCCTTGTGCGTGGTGGACCGGTCGGCGGCCCGGCGCATCAGACTGATGAACCAGAGCGCCTGCCGGGGGTCGTCCGTCTCGAAGACGACCCTGTATCGGGCTTCCGTCATGTCTCCTTCCTTCACTCAGACGCGGATGACCGTCGTCTTCTTGACGGCCATCTGCTGCTTGTTGCTACCGGACGCCTCGCTCGCCGCCTTGCCGTCACCCTGCGGGTTGGTCGGCTTGGCCAGGAGCGACATGATGGCGTTGACGTCGACCACCACGTCCATGACGTCGTCGACCAGCAGACGGCAGCTGTCCCGCCACGGGCGCAGTCCCTGCCGGTAGGCACCACGGCGGAACGTGATCCGCACCTTGCTGTTGTGTCCCGCCGTGCAGGAGCAGTAGCACTCCCCCGTCTCGCGGTGCATCAGCTCGTGGAGCAGCTCGCTGCATTCGAGGGACTCGTCGAGTTCGATGACCCAGCCACCGCTCTTCTCGTCCCAGAACGGCACGCACTCGCTCTTCATGCTGCGCGTGATCCTGAGTGCCATGTGCTGGACCTTCGCCGGTGCGATTCCCGGCATACGTCACCTTCCCCTGTCTTCGTCGGCCGCCGCCTCGCGGCCCCTCACCTGTTGGATGTAGTCCTTGACCAGCTGAAGGGGCGTGCTGACCAGGTCGACCCCCTCCGCCGCCAGCAGCTTCACGATGTCGCAGAGCTGGTCGGTGGCTTCGTTCATCAGCGACAGCGTCCTGGCGTGTTCGACGGCATGTCGCCGCTCGATCTCACTGACGTGCGGCATGATGCTGCCGCCCAGGTCAGCGGTGATACCCGCGATGACCTCGATGGCCGCCACCTCGCCCTTGTTCCAGCACTCGCACCACTGGCGGTAGCGCTCCAGCTGAGCGTCCCGATCAGCGACGACCTGCTCAGCCTGTGCGGCTGCCCTGTCTCGCTGCTCAGTGGCCTCGACGAGCTTCTTCCGCAGCTCCTCGACCAGCTCGTCCAGTTCCCGCGCCCGCTGCGCTTCCTCCGCCTTGGCGGTGGTGGCTCGACGGGCGTGGTCGCGCCACTGCTGGCGCTTGGCGAGGAGCTGGGCGACCTTCTCCCGCTCCTCGGTGAGCTGCTGGTAGATCGAGCTGGCATCGTGGTCCCTCATCACCTGCTGGGCATCCCAGACGACGAGGTTCAGGGCGCTGTGCAGGCGCATCCAGGATCGGTGATGGTTCTCCGCCTGGTTCTGCCAGCGGATCGCCTCCTCACGGAGGTTCGCCGACTCCTGCCGCGCCTCACGGAGCCGCTCACTAAGGTACTTGTTGTGCTCCGCCAGGCTGTCTATGTCTCGTTCCATCACTGTCTCTTCTCCGGCTGGCCGAAACTTAACACACATACGGCGTAGCCGGGCATCCGTATCACACAAATACCCGGCCACCACCGCTAGTTGAGCTTGTGCCGGTCGGCCAGCGCCTCGAAGTCGGCCGGTTCGATCGTGCCGAGGTCGACGAAGCCGAACTGCTCGACGTACCCCTTGACCAGGCCCGCGATGTCGTACTCCCCGACCCGGTCGCCGAGGCGTGACGTGATCGTGACCTCCAGGACCATGCGTCCCATGTCCTTGAAGATCACGCCTCGACCTCCTTCGGGGACCGGGCGAATCCCCAGGACTCCTCGACGGCCTCGACGATCTCCTCCAGGATCGATGCCGCCTCCCGGTCGATCTCGTCCATGTCCTCCTGGTTGCGCTGCGCGCTGCCAGTCGAGACCATGATCGTCGCCTTCAGGGCCGCGCGGCGGTCAATCCACTTCTTGCCCTCGATCAGCCAACGCTCCAGGTTGGGCGGGATCGCGTGGGTCGGCTCCCCACTGGACTCCCAATTACTCACAGCTGTCTCCTTCCTTGCGTGTCTTTGCGAGGCGAGCTTACGCGGCCAGCGCCTGGTGCCTCGCCCGGCGGGTGAGGCACAGCCCCTTGGCCGTCCCCCAGTTCCGCATGGCCCGTGTCGCCGCCAGCGCCTCGATCTCGGCCGCCAGGTGCGTCGGGTCGAGCCAGTCCGGTGCCTGGTCAAGGGTGCTGGCCATGCCCTCACGCCGGAGCCTGGACAGCTCGGCGTGGAACATGGCCAGGAACCGCTCGGGCGTCTCCGAGTGCGCTGCCCTGTTCCTCGCCCGACCGCACACCGAGTCGAAGCGCTTGCTGTAGGGGGTGATGTCAATCTGCTCGGACATGAATTCTCCTTGCTTCCGCGTGACACGCCCGCAGGTACAGCACGAGGAGGCCATTCAGGAACAGGGAAGCGGCAATTCCGTGCCGGATCGCGTCCGTCAGCAGAAAGCCGAATGCGTACCCGATGGCCCCCATCGCCATGGTCGCCACCCCGTAGATACACGGGGCGACGACAGGACGGTCATGCCACGTTATGTGGTCTATGGTCCGGTGTCTTCCTGTTGTACCCATCGCCCCTCATATTGCCGGGATTACGAGCGGTGCGGGGCCTTCAGTCGGAGAACCGAAAGCATCTCGTCGAGGATGTCATCAGGCTGCGCAGCCGTCAGGGATTCCGGGTACTTCTGGATCAGAACCATGCGGAGACGCTTGTAGTCGTCCGGGCGCAGGCGGCGCTCGATGACCGGCGTGTAGTGCTTCATGTCGTCCGGCTCCGGCAGGCCGTACCGCATGCGCGTCAGCGCCAGCAGCTCCCGCAGGCCGTCCGGCGTGAGGAGGAAGCTGCTCCCTCCCGCGCCCCGGGACAACGGCGCGTCGGCCCTCAGGTCGTACGTCGCCTTGCTCGTCGGGTTGGGCACCGCGTACAGGTCGGGCAGGTCGTCACCCTCGGGCAGCGTCACCAGCCAGTCCGCGCGGGGGCGCACCTCGATGAGCTTCCCGCTGGTGATCGCCTCGGTGATCCGGGCCAGCACCACCTGCCGTGACACCGACAACAGGTCAGCGGCCATGTTGCAGATCTGTCCCCGCGCCAGCAGGCGGTCGGGGTACATCGCCTGCACAGAAGCGATGTAGGGCAACAGGTGCTGGTCCAGCCGCTCGGCGGACGCAGTCAGTCCCATGTCTCATGTCTCCTTCCAGAAGGGAGAGGCCCGACCACCGTAGCGGTCGGGCCCCAGGTCTAGCTGACGTTCAGCGCACCCCGCAGCACGGAGCGGAAGTCGCCGGGCGTCACGTCGAAGCTCTCGCCGACGATGCGCAGGGACCACAGCCCGGTGCCCTTGTCCCGGTCGAGCCGGGCCATGGCCAGCATGCGGCGGGTGCCGAGCAGCGACGGCTCGTACTCGCCGACCGCCTCGAACGCGCCGCCGGAGCCGTCGTAGATGGTGGCCTTCACGTCGCGGACGGCGTCGACCGAGGAGCCCTTCTTCGCGGCCCCGCCGATCAGGAGGACGCTGTCGTAGCGCCGGGGGATGTTCGGCAGGTCCAGCTCCACGGACTCGTCGTCGCCGTCACCGGCACCGCGCACGCTGTCGCCGGAGTGCCGGGCGGCCAGGCGCTCCTCGGTGGTGGCCTCGTCCTTGAACGGCTCGAAGTTGTCGAAGCCGATGTACTTCTTCGGGTCGCCGTCGGTGAGGAACACCGCGCCCGCGTCCCAGTCGGCCGGGTCGGTGGTGCCGTCCAGCTCGCGCTTCTTCTTGTCGGCCCATCCCATCAGGCCCTTGCGCTCACTCTTCAGCGGCTCCCACCGCAGGCCGAACTTGAGGACCCGCACGCCGGTGCCGTCGACCGGCTGGCCGGGGTCCTCGTTGACGAACTGGTAGAGGGGGTACGTTCCGTCGCTCTTGCTCAGGCTGTGCATGAACTGTCTCCTTCGTTTGTTGTTGTTACTGCGGCAGGTCGTACACCGTGACGGACAGGCCGTAGATGTCGACCAAGGTCGCGAGGATGGCTTCCTCGACCACGGACCAGTCGCCGCCGCCGAGACCGCACCCGATGCGGGGCATGTGGATGGACGGCACGACGCCGGTCACCTCACACCAGGAGGTAGCGCCTCGCCCCAGATAGTCCAGACACTGCCGCAGTGCCGGGTAGTTGATGGCGGGCGGGGCACTCGGACTGTGTCGGATGCCGTCCTGGGCGATCATGTTGACCACCTTGACATCCGGCTCGGTGAAGTCGGCGAGCTGCACGTACCCCAGTTCGAAGGGCACCGTGCTCCAGGTGCCGTTGCGGTGCCACTCCCGGTACTGCATCTCCGGCGTCTTGCAGCGCCGGGACAGGGCGACGACGAACCCGCTCCCCCAGCCGCCCTTGTTGTTGCAGACGTGGGCGATGAGGCGTGCGCCCTCACCCTGCGGCTGGGTGGCGTCACCCGTCACGTAGTTGATCATTCTTCTCCTTCATGGCGGGGCCGTGGCGATCCACGGCCCACACCGTCACGTCACTTCGTCAGAAGCAGGAGCTGGGTGCCGACACGGAGGTGCCGGTTCAGCGACGTCGACTCGACGAAGATCTTGTAGCCGGGGTTGAGCGTCGGCTTCACCCGACACTGCCCGGAGGGCAGGCCGAGGAGCTGCCGGGCACCGTCCCCGACGTACACCTGGTTGTCGTTCACGTCGACCACGGCGATCTGCTTGTCCGCCGTGACGCGCTCGGGCTTGGTCAGCTCGTAGTACGCCATGCCGACCCGGTAGGGCGGGTAGGCGGCGTCCACGAACGGCTTGATCTCCACGTGCCACGCCCGGTCCGGGACGGGACGCTTCTTCGTGGGCCGGTTGACGTCCTTCTCGAAGAAGATGGACTCCGTACCCCGCGTCTTGGCGACGAGCACGATCTTCCGGTCGGCGGTCGGCAGCGGCGTGAGCTTGGCCGCCTTGATGGCCGAGGCGTCCACGTTCTCGCCGACCACGAAGGCGCTCTTGGTGCCCCGCAGACCGGTCCGGGTACGGGTGTCGACGTAGGTGGTGTGCGCCGTCTTGATCCGCTCGACGGCCTGCTCCAGACCGGCCTCAGTCGAGGCGTCCCACAGGGCGACGTTGCCCTTGGCGAAGCCGAAGCCGTACATGTGCTGGGCGGAACGCTCGTCCGGGGCGAGTGCCAGCATGGTGATGTTGTCGGCAAGCCCGTCGAGCCGCTTGGTCAGCTCCTCCTGGTGCACGCTCAGCGGCACGCGGCCGAAGCCGCCTGTCCGGCCGCGCCGCCCCCGGCTGACGTTCTCCTCGCCGTCGGTGAGGATGTACGCCATGAAGTCGTGCTTGCCGTACTGCTCCGGCACCGTGGCGAAGTCGTCGATGACCTGGTGAACGGCGTCGGCCAGCGCCGTGCTGCTCTTGATCTGGTACAGCCCCTTCATGCTGGGCAGACGGAAGACGTCCATGTCCCAGATGTGACACTCGACCTCGTTGGAGAACGAGTAGACGGTGATGCGGGTCTCCTCGTTGTCGTCCTTGGACTTCTTCGCGAGGAACTGCACCAGGTCGTCGGTCACCTTGACGACCTTGTCGGCCAGCCTTCTCATCGAGTAACTGGCATCAAGCGCCAGAGCTATGTGGTTGATGTAATTCTGCTTCACGTCTCTCCTTCGCCTGTCTGTCGGTCATGAATTCTCGCACCCACAGCCGGAAAAATCACCCTCGCTACCGTGATTCAAAACCACCCGAAGAGGCCGAGGCACACACAGATGAACCCCGCCGCCCCGAAGACGAATCCGACCAGACCGAGCAGTAGCACAAGGCACCCGTCGGCGCTCTCGAAGGACTTGCTGAACTTGCTGGCCGTGTAGCAGAAACCGGCCGCTACGAGGACCAGGAAAAGGCCGGTCCCCAAGGGATAAAACCACGGCGTTGTGTGAAGGGCACCAATAAGACCCTTAGCCGCGTGAGTAACTCTCACAGATGTCGCCTTCTCGATATACAAAACGCGCACCCGATCGGCGACGGGTGCGCGTTGTCCGTCCCCTGCACCGCCAGGAGCAGAGAGAACGGTCGTAAGCCGGACGGGACTTGAACCCGCACACCCTTACCACAGGGCGTCCCTCCCGAGCGGCGAGGGGGGATCGACCGCTCAGGTCCGGCTCTCCAGGCCCATTTCGCACATCTTGGGCGGGCCCACCCTCAATGACCTCAAGCAATCTTCGAGGTGGTGCTGGCCCCTCGGCGGCCCCTGTCCGCGAGTGGCAGTCGGAGCGCCCGGACTCGAACCGGGCTCGCCGTGACGCTGACGTGGAACAGACTGGGTCCAGAACGCAGGTTCAGAACATTGTCCACTGTCTCGGCTTTCCAGATGCCTGCCGCTGTTACCCGGCAGACGCTCCGATGTTCCCCGCCTGCCGTGACACAGACGGGGACATCCCCACACGTGACCGTTGAGTGTTCCGTGTGGTTCCTTCGGCTCTCGTCCCCCGACGAGTTGCTCACACACTAGCAGCCGTTCGGACATACATGTCAACCAACTCGCCTACATGCCGGTTAAGTTGACACATGTACACCAGACGCCTCACGCCGGGCGCTTGGACTCCACGTCCTCGATCGCCAGGCGCAGGCCGGGCAGGTGCTGCGTCCAGGTGCAGACCTCGCCGAGGGTGCTGGTGAAGACCTGCCTCGACCGGCGCGGGCCGACGGCCCCTCTGCCGTTCTCGATCTTCTCGTGCCCCTCGGCCCGGCTGCCGTAGCGTCCGTTGGTGTAGCGCTGCCAGGACTCCCCGACCCTGCGGGTGTAGACCAGGTAGACCGTGTCGACCACGATCTGCCCGTCCCGGGTCAGCTTGGCCACCTCCGCCACCTGGTCGTCGGTGTAGGTCAGCACGACCTCGTACCGCTCCTCACCCGTGTGGTGGACCTGCTCCTGCGTGGGCATCATGCCCTGTCTCCCTTCATGTCACCTTCCTATGCCTCGAACTCCCCGAACACCTCTGGGTGCCGCATCTTCCAGAGGACCCATTCCTCGCTGACCCGCCCGGTGTGCGGGTTGGTGCGCACGAGGTCCATGACCTCGACCAGCGTCTTGGGGCGATGCGCACGCGTCCGCCTCTCCGGCGGCGGCGGGTACAGAGACCTCCCCGAACGCAGCCGCGTCCGGTAGCCCCAGTCCCGGGCTGCGTACTTGTGCAGCACCACCGTGTTGTAGCCGGGGAACCAGTCGAACGGATGGTGGGCTATGCCCGCCTCCCGCATCAGCATCTCCCAGTCCCGGCGGGTCTCCGCGATGAAGGACTGGATCGCCCGCACGTCGGCTTCCGCAGGACGTCGTGGGCTCGCCTTGTCGAACGCCACGAAGTAGCCCCACATCGGCTCGTTCGATGTGACGGGGATTCTCCGCGCCGTCAGAGGGTCGCTCCTGTCCGCGTCGAACTGCCATCGCGCCACCTGGTCCTCCCTCCTCTTTTTCTTGATGTCCTCTTCCGTGATCCAGCCCGCCATCACAGCCAGACCGACGGCCTGCGCAACGGTAGCGACCCCCATGCGCCGAAGCGCCATCGACCGCTGAGTTTTCACCGTGTCAACCGAAAGGTCCAGCCGCCGGGCGGTCTGCTCCACCATCTCCCCGCGCGCCGCTCCGATGAGCGCCTTGTGCTCGGCATCGGAGATGATGCGGGGGAACCGAGCCAGCGATACGTGAGGGTCGTGCAGGAGTTCCCTGCGACGACGGACCGTTTCGCTGTTCAACAATTCCTTGCCCATGGCCCCTCTCCTCCGGCTACCCGCCCACGCTCCGCCAGGCAGCGACCTGATGGATACGCTCGGCACGGATAGCTTCGTACGACCTGCCCTCCCACGGAGCGCACAGCGCACAGCCTGTGCACATGGTGATCACCATGTGCGTGACCGGGTCCTCCCAGTCGCCGTACTCCATGCCGTAGACGTCGTCGATCACGTCAGCCTGTCCACGGTCAGCGGGTCGGGACGCACCTCGGCGGGCGATGCCCACGACCCGCCCCGGGCGAACACGCCGGGGGTCAGCTCGGCCCCGACGTGGTACCGGGTACCGGCCTGGTTGTAGCCGACGATCTGCGCCCGGTACGCCGGGCCACGGACCTGACTGTCGGGGGTCACGAGGACCACCGTCTTCGCGGGAAGCATGTCACTCACGCTTGTCTCCTTCTGCGCTGTTCAGTTGAACCAGTCGACGATCACTGCGGCTTCCTTCGCTCGCGTGATCGCCGTGTACATCCACTGGCGGTACATCTGCGGGTGGGGGCGCTGGTCCACCACTATGATCTTGGAGAACTCCGAGCCCTGCGCCTTGTGCGCGGTCAGCGCATACGCATAATCCCACGGATGTGAGTGCCTGGGGCGCTCCGGGGAGTTGAACGGCAGATCCCGCTCCGCCCCGAACTGAGCGGTGGGGCACGCGCCCACGTAGATGTGGACCGGAGCGTCCGGCTTCGCCAGCGGGTGATCGTCGAGCTTGACCACCATCTCCGTCACGATCCCGCGATGCTTGACGTACGTCACCTCGCCGGTCATCCCGTTGTGGGCGGTGACCATCTGACCGAGGAGCCGGAACTTCGTGCCGTCGTCGGTCATCTCGACCACGTCGACCGGGTACGCCTGCCCGCCGAGTGCGACCACCCGGTCACCTTCCCGCACCGGGCCCTCACCGTGGTACGCACGGTTGAACTCGGCACGCAGGGCGTTGGTGTAGACGATCAGTGCGCCGTCCACCCCGGGGTCGTCGCGCTTCACCAGCCTCTCGAACCGCTTCAGCAGGTCGGGGAAACCGGGGTCGCTCCGCCTCATCAGCACGGTGTCCGGCTTGGGACTGCCGTACGCCGGGCGCAGCAGCCTGCCCTTCATGCGCACCTCGTAGGCGGCCTGGAGGATTCCGGAGTCGGCACCCTGCCGGTGAATCTCCGTCAGCTCGTCGTCCGGGTTCATCGTCCAGGGGTTCATCGGGTCCTTGATCGGGGGCAGTTGGCCCCGGTCGCCGACCAGCAGCACAGGAACCCCGTACTTGCGGATGTCCTCGACGTGCTCCTTCGAGAGCATCGACGACTCGTCGATGATCACGATGTCCCGGTGCCCACCGAGGTGCTTGCGCCGTTCGCTCTTCAGCTCCTGTGTCACCTGACAGTTGTGCGGTGCGCCGGTACCGCAGGGCAGGAAGGACATCGGGCACTCGCACGCGTCGGGCATGCCGCACGCGCACTTGTCCTTGAGAGCGGAGACGAAGTGGTTGGTGATCGAGCACCGGTACACCGGCATCATCTGGTAGACGAGCGAGTGGTAGGTGCGTACCCTCTCGGCCTGCTTGCCTCCGAGTTTCCTGCGGAGGACGTTCGCCGCCTTGTGTGTGGGCGTTCCGAAGACCGCTTCGCCTTCGATCTCAAGGTCGAGCTGCTTCATCAGGGTGGTCTTTCCGGTGCCCGCCAGTCCGCCGAGCGCGCGGATCGGGGCGATGCCCTGTCCGTGCGTGTGCGGAAAGGGAGGGCAGTCGGACCCGCCGTGGCAGTGCACCCAGTTCCTCGGCTGCCGGTTGTACCAGTCGCGGATCTGTTCGAGCGCCCTGGCCTGACCCGGGCTGAGCACTGTCATGTCACTGTCTCCTTCTTCTTACGCGACCGCCGCCGGGCATGGAACCCGGCGGCGGCCCGATCACTCTACCCTCACGGCCGGACGTACTTGCCGTCCGACTTGCGCACCATGATCTTGGTGCCGGGAACGTTGTCGTAGGGGTCCATGGCCTCGGCGGCGCGGCGCAGCATCCTCGCCCCGTGCACTTCCCACTTGTACACCTCGCCGTGCAGGTGTCCGTACTCGTCCTCGATCTGCCGCGCCCGTTCCCGTAACGCCTCGGCTTCGGCGTGAACGCGGTCCTCGATCGCCTGGTTGAGCCTGTCGTCGAACTCGTCGCACTTCGGGCCGCCTCCGACTTCTGGACAGAAGGCGGTGTGCATTCGCTCTCGTGCCGTGGCCATGTCGCTGTCTCCTCTGCTACTTCCTCCGCCTGCGGCGGCGGGCCCGGTGCTTGCGGGCCGTCACCTCAACTGTCCGCCTGGTGTTGATGTATGTCACCTGCTCCTGGTAGAGACGCAGCATCTCCACCACCATGGAATCCTTGAGGAACTCCTCCAAGGTGGACCACCCGTCGTCCCTCACGGCCTTCGCCTCCGCTTCCTGGCCTGGTGCTTACGCGCCGTCACCTCGACGTACCGGCGACTGAAGCCGACGGCCACCCGCCACTCGGGGCTCTTCCTCATGACCTGCCGCTGCTTGCGGTCGTACATCCGGCGGAACTTCGGCGTCATCTGGTCGCGGAGTTCACGACCTCGACGCCAGATCCAGTGCCCCGTCTTGGGGTCCTCGACGAACAGGGCATCGAGGTAGTCGTCCCAGTTATCGATCACTCGCCCTCCGGCTTGACCTCGATGTCCAGGTCGAACGACCGCTCGTCGACCTCCAGGGCCAGCGAGACGAAGTCCCGCGCCATGATCTCGATGTGCTGCTCGCCCTCTTCGCGCAGCGCCTGCGTCACGTTGGACACAGTGGGCGGGAGGCCGTCGATGGTGACGACCCAGAACTTGTCGCCCTCGGGGACGGCGGTGACCTTGTACCGCTTGCGGGTCAGGACGTTCTTGACGAACTCCGTGGCGAGCGCGATGTGCCGGGCCCTCAGCTCCGCACCCTCCTTCTCCCGGAGGTACGGCTGCTTCGCGTTGAACAGACCGATCTCGTTGGAGCCTTCAGTGCCCGGCGCGTAGCCGATGCGCAGGCCGTCGGTGAAGGTGATGAATCCGTACGGGCACTCGGCGGTGCCCCGGTTCCTGAAGCCCTCGACTTCCAGCTTGGTGATGGCCATGATCACTTCTCCTCGGTCTTCACGTCGAGTACGCACGTCGGCACCGGGTCCCACGTAGCCGTTCCCTGCGGCCGGTAGTGCTCGGCCGCCCTGGTGAGCCAGCCCGGAAACTGATCCGGCCTGGAGTACAGCACCTCGTCCTCCTTCAGGCCGACAGTCCCGTCCTGCCTGAGCCGGTACCCGCTGACCAGCGCCGACCAGGCCACCCACCGGTCCAGTTCGACGGTGTAGCTGATGGTGATACGGGTGATCACCATGTCCCTGTCGTGGGCCGACCTGATAACGATGCCGTCGTCCACCCGGACCGACACCGTGCGCTCCGTCTGCGCATCCATCATGGTCAGTTCCATGTCACTCCTTCCCGTCGTCTTCGAGCTGCTCGGCGACGTGGTTCAACAGGTCGTCGAGACCGGGCGGCCGAGCGGGGCGCACCTCGTGTACACACTCGCCGGCCTGTGTGTCACAGACCGTGCCGCCCTGGACCTCGCGCAGGCAGTAGCCCATCACGGTGGCCCGACACTCCTTCATCAGCCCTTCTCCTTCCGCCGGTAGATCAGGATCAATCCCGGGATGGTTATCGGCCACCCCACGATGACGATGGCCATCGGTACAGCGAAGAGTTCGGGGGCGAACTGCAACCCCACACGCACGAAGTCCGGCAGATCCGGGTCGTGCAACACCCAGTGCGGCACGGCGTGGGCCAGAAGACCCACGCCGAGCAGCCACCCGAGCACCATGGCCATGAAGACCAGGTCGAGAAAGGACACGTCAGTCGTCGTCGTCGCAGTCGTCGTCGGACAGCCCCGCACCGGCGGCCACACCCACTCCGACGCCAACGCTGGAGCTTCCCGACGTACCGCCCTTCTTCGGCTTGCCGTTGTTGGAGCCACCCCGAGACCTGCCGCCGGACGAGCCTCCCGACTTCCCGTCGACCGCAGCCACCAGCTCGATGCCGGTACCGACCGCCTCGTCCTCGTAGCAGTTGTCGTCGTCCTCACCGCAGCCGACCAGCACCACGGACATCAGCGCCACCGTCAGCACGGCGGCGACCGTCTTCTTCACCTCGTTGTCCCCTTCACCTTCAGAATCTGGTCGGCCAGCTCAAGGGCCGCCAGAATGGAACACTCCGCCTTGTCGCAGACGGAGTGGTCGACGTCGTCGTAGGCGCTCAGCGCCGCGACGTCAAGCAGGTCCGCCACCATGCGGACGAACGCCGGTGAACACATGTCCACCAGAGCGGCCTGCGGCCAGGTGGCGGTGAGCACGTCGTGCGACGGCCCGAGGAAGGTGATGCTGTTGGTCAGCACCGCCACGTCCACGAACCACCGCCCCTCCTTGTACTCCGCATCACGAGCGAGCTGCCGGAGATAGGCGGCGGCCTTGGTCATCCGCTCACGCGGACTGTCCGCCATCACGTCTCCTTCGCCCAGTCACCAGCCGGGCCACCCGGCCGCTGCTCACTGAGTACGGCGTACGCATAATCGATCACCGCACCGTAGAGCGGCGTCCGGTACAGGCGGATGAAGTCCACCTCCCGCGCTCCGGCCGCCAGCATGATCCGCTGAACGCAGGTGACCGGGTCGTCGGGCCCGTCCTGGGCGATGGTGCCGAGGAACTGGGCAGCTCGGCGCACCATCATGAAGTCCTCGCGTTCGTTCACGAGGACACCTGCGTCACGCGCTCGTACGCCAGGTTCAGAACCGACTCGGACGTACCGCGCAGAACCAGGCTCCGCGCCACGCGGGAACCGATGTCCTGCGGGTCGTCCTGCACCTCGGACAGCGCGTCGTCCAGCTCCTTGAGGTAGCCCGTCATCGACTCCACCGCCCGGACCAGGATGCCGTCGATCTCCGGGGTCCTCTGCGCCGCACCCACGAGTGCGTCGATCACCGTGGTCTCCTCGTCGCTCATGCCCCCGCCTCGCGGTCCTGGCATCCGCCGTCGTAGGCGCGCTTGCACTCCTGACACAGCACGTGCCGGTCTTCCGGGTGCAGCAGCAGCAGTCCAGCCTTGCGCAGGCGGGCGAGGAGACGCCACTGCGCGTCCGTCTCACAAGCCATGACTGCGGTGATCACGTCGCTCTCGTATGTGGCGTCGGAGTTGATCAGCTCCTCGGCCCGCCCGGGGTAGTTGGTGTACGTGCCGTACTGTGCCAGACCCGGCGGCACGGTCCACTTCTCTCGGTCGGTCACGACTCCGCCCCCTCCCGGTACAGCCGCCGGTACACGTCCGACTGCTGGCACATGTAGTTGTGGAACCGGGTCCAGATGGCCCGGGTCCGGTGGTTCTCGGTGTACTCGACGATCAGAGCGCGGATGGTCTTGATGTGCTCCTCGTCCACCTCGATCACCCAGCGGTTCAGCCTGTTCCAGCACGTCTCGTGCAGCGCCCGGGAGAGGTTCCGCTTGGCCTCCGTGTCCGCGTTGCCGGTCATGCGCAGCAGGCACTGAAGCAGAGCGTTCGTCAGCTCCACCGTCTCGGTCTCGGTCTTCGTCATGTCCCCTTCTCCTTCCCTGTGTTGACCCTGTCCGGTCACACGCTCCCCTCCTGCTCCCTCAGCTTCTTCCTGCTGGTCCTCGCCAGCCGCCAGCCCTCGACCGGCTGACGCGCCCGACAGAAGGACTCGATGTCGTCGGCCACCCACAGCCGCGCCGTCGAGGTGACGACGGTCGGCTCGGGGAACGCGGCATGCGTCAGGCTCAGGTCGTACAGTGCCCGGTGCGAGAGGCCCACCAGAGGAGCCGCCTCCGCCAGGCCGACCAGTCGCAGCGGGTTGCCCTCCTCGTTGAGGAGACGCGTCACCGTGACGGGCTCGTACACCACGTCCATGATCTTGGCGAGGGTCGCTTCGAGGGAGTCCCACTCCTCGTTGCGGGGCCACGTCCTCACCGCCCTCTTCAGCGCCGGGAGCGGGACCACCTGCGTCAGGTGCTTGATCAGCGAGTGCTGCGAGATTTTCACGTACCGATCGAGCAGAAGCCGAAGCTCCTGCTCCTTCCTGTCTGTCATCTGTCTCCTTCAACCTCGCCCCGTCAAGGGCGAGTTCTTTCCGCCACCTTCGCGATGACCTTTGCGGGGTCGACGCCGAGGTAGTCGCACCAGTCCAGGAACTGGCTGATGCGTATGCCCTGCCGGGCGGATTCCATGTTGAGCACGGTGGACCGGGTGACGCCGATGGCGAGCCCGACGTTGATTGGTCCTCGCCGTCCGTGGATGCGGGCGTTGTACAGCTCCTGCCCCAACACCCTGTTCACCGTATGGGCGTTCCGAGTAGCCATACCTGTTTGTATCACGAACTCCTCTTGACGGGAAGTCGGCCCCACCACGACCGGGCCTCCTCCTGGTAGGCGCGCACCACCTGACGGGGCGCGGGGCTGTACAGGACCCACCGCCCCCTGCCCACCGGCCCCATGGAGAAGCCGTTCGGGAGCATGATGCGCGCGTACCAGAACCATCCGCACTGGTTGGCGAACCACGGCTCCGGCGTCAGCATCACGTCGGCACGCAGGCGGTGATCGTGGAAATGGATCTCCAGTTCGTCGTTGACCACGACGTCGCGGATGCCCAGCCTCCGGATGCGGTGCGCCACTTCGAACACGTCGGCCAGCCGGGTCGATGTCTGCCAGGGGCTGGCGTCGTTGAACTTCTTCACCGGTCCTCCCTGTCGTCCTCGAAGCGGACCCGGAACTTCTTCGCCACGACCTCGCAGCCCACGACGTAGACGACGGCGACGCCGAGGCCCATCACGAACGCGGTCACGCGGTCGAGGCCCATGTACCAGGGCACGAAGAACGCTGCCACGGCCAGCACTGCCAGACCCACCCAGAAGCCGGTGGTCTCGCTGCTCATCGCCCGCTCCGCTTCGCCGCCGGGGCGAACGCGCGCTCGAAGAACTCGGGCATGTCGCTGTCCCAGTCGAGCCAGGATTCCTCGTTGGAGTGGGACTCCGGGTCGTCGTCCTTGCGTCCGTGGTTCTTGGTGCAGAACACCCAGCCGCGCCGCTCGTGGTAGTACCGGTGCCCGCACTCCGAGTTGACGTCGGTGCCCGGCGGCGGGGAGATCAGCAGCATGGGGCCGATCACCGCGTCCACGATGGCCATGGCCCGCGCCTCGTCCACGCCGTCGACCATCTGAAAGACGTTCTCCATCGCCTTGCCGAACGTCGCTTCGTCGATCCGGCGGAACTCACCCCGCAGGTACGGGACGTCTTCGAGCTTCCTCATGTCACTCTCCTTGAGATAGGAAGAGGGCACCCCCGTGGGGGCGGGGGTGCCCTCAGATCGTGGTCATGCCCCGTCGTTCATGAGGAGGCAGGTGTACAGCGGGTCCCCGCCCCACGACGACACGGGGTCGAAGACCAGGATTGCGAGCCGTCCGCCGGGCGTGTCTCCGCACTCCGCAGGCGGCACCTCCTCGAAGACGCTCTGCTCCAGGGAGGGGTGCGTCGAGAACAGGAAGTCGTGGCACATGTACCCGGGAGCGTTCGCCAGCAGAGTGGCCCCCTGCTCCAGGTACGCCAGGCAGTAGTTGGTGCTCGGATCACCGCCGGTGTCCGGGGTGTTGACGATCACCACCTCCTCCATCGCCGCGTCCGTGTAGTCCGGGACGTACGGCGCTTGCTGCACGGGAGGCTGCGGCTGCGGGTCAGTCGGAGTCGCCGTCACCGTCTCGGTCATCGTGGCCGTGGGCACCACGGGCGACGGCGCGGCCACGGGCGCTGTCGTCACCGGGAGCGGAGCATCGGGCGTCGCCGCCTGCGGGCGGTTGCGCTCGCCCATCCCCACCGATATCCCCACGATCGTGCCCACCAGCACCGCCGTCCCCACCACCCCGGCCACCGTGCGCCAGGGTATGGACCGCCGCTGCGGCACGTCACGGATGACGGGGATCGAGTCCAGCGTGTCCCCGTTGTGGAATCTGATCTTGTCGTCGTCGTCCACTTCCTGTCTCCTTCCACAGAGAGCACGAGGGGCGTCGTACACCGACGCCCCTCACTCTCTCAGCCTCGTCAGTCGTTCGAGGCCAGCCACTCGTCGCGGCTGACGTCCAGGATCTTGCAGGACCCCTTCGTCACGCCGTCGAACTGGTCCGAGGTGAACAGCCCGGACAGGTTCTGCGTGCTCGACTTGCCCGGCTCCAGGTCGCTGATCGACGCCAGCAGCTCGCCGACCTTGTTGCCGTCCTGGTCCTGGTACTCGCCGGTCACCAGGTAGTTGGCGCGCTTGTCGCCGTTGTTGGTGATCTTGACCTTGGCCTTGACGTCCTTGCCCGTGAACTCGTCGTCCACGAGCTTGCAGTCGAGCAGCTTGACGTCCTTCGCCTGGGCGCGCTTGTCGTCGGCGGCGTCCTCCTTGACCGCCTTGTCGACCTCGTTGACGGCACCGCCGACCACGGCGGTGCACCCGCCGACGACCAGCAGCCCGACCAGGGCGGCCGGGAGGCAGCCGAACAGGGCGACCTTCTTACCCGTGCTCATGCCACGGCGCTGCGGGCCCGGCTCCGGCTGCGGGGCCTGGTGTCCGGGGTAGGTGAAGCTCACGTCTCTTTCTCCTTCATTGTCTGCTGTCGGTATATCTATCAGGTTCCAGGCGGGTGGCGGCAACCTCACTGGTTACCGCCCCGCCTCAGCGCAGGTCGTCCACCGCGTCGCGGATGGTGGCACCCATGTCCTGGAGCACGCCCCGGACTTCGCTGATCTTGTCGTCCTTGTCGCTGATCTCCTTGTGCAGGTCGTCGATCTTCTCGTTGAGACCGTCGATCTCCTCGTTGAGGCTGGCGATCTCCTCCTCCAGCTCGGCGACCCTGTCCTCGGCGCTGCTCATCCGTCTCCTCTTATTTGTGGGGGATGTTCACCCCGAGGTGGCGCAGCTTGCGCGCCACCCGGTGAATCCCCCGGATGTCACTCGGCGTCTTCGGCGAGAACACCGACTCCTTCTCCCGCCAGTGCTTCGGCGTCATGACCTTGTAGTGGTTGCCCTTGGTCGCCAGCACCTGGAACCCCTGATCATGCGCCAGCCGCAGCAGCTTCCGTATCTCCGGATGCGCCCCTCGCAGCACGGTCGCGATGTCCTCCCGGGGCAGCGGCGGGGCGGGCTCTCCGCCGTTCACGGGGCGGACCGCCGGACCATCGTGTCGTACACCCGGTTCAGCGTGTCGCCGGGATTCAGGTTCAGCAGGTGGCACCACCGGCAGAACAACAGGACCGGAATCCTGGTCTCCCCGCGCTCGTAACTGCTGACCTGCGCCGACTTCAACCCGAGCCGTCGGGCCACAGACACCTGCGTGATCTCACGCGACTGCCGCGTCCCGCGCAAGAACATCCCGAGCGCCGGGTACAGGGGGTCGTGCTTCGGCCTGAGCATGCCCATCACCTCCCCTTCCCGTGCTCCGGGCAGAAGTAGACGGTGCCGACGACCGACCCGCGCTGCTTCCAGCCGTTCTCCCTGAACAGCGCCTGGAACCGCTGCGTGCGCATCGTCGGTGCCTCGAAGCTCCGACCGCACCCGTAGCGCACACACTTGATGACCATCTTCCCGTGCTCCATCTGTCTCCTTCTCCTGTCATGTCACGAACAATTGCACCGGTGGGTCACCGACGGCACCAGGAAGCAGCTCGGGCACGGCTCGGCCACCGGCTTCACCGTAGTCGGGGTGCGCACCTCGTAGTCGACGGACTTGAACCGCGCACCGCCGGGCACCACGTGAACCCGGTCGACCCCGTCCAGCGCTTCACTGCCGTCACCGTCGGACCACGGCATGCGAACCACCACCCCCTGCGCACCGCCCTCGACGACGATCCACTCCTCGTCGGGACGGTCGAGCAAGCCGGGCACCGGGTCACGTGCGTACCGCAGGAACACCCGCATGTAGCCGGTCTCGTCGGCCAGCGGAAACTCCCGCACCGGCCGGTCGGAGAAGCCCTTCGGGGTCGGCGCTCCGACGTAGAAGGCACGGGAGCGCCCCGTCGCGTTGCGCTCCCTCAACACCCGGCCGGTCAACTCACGGGAAGCGAACTTCTCCATCCCGATCCCGGAGACCGGGCGACGCCCGGTCGGAACATACAGCGCGTACACGGGCATCACCCGGTCCCCTTTCCCTACATAACGAACAGCGGTCCGCCATTGCCACCAGGGCGATGGACCACACCGTTCTTGACCAGCCGGTCCACCACCTCGGCGTGCGTCCTCTTGTCGCAGTGGTACTTCACTGTGAACACGGTGCGTGCCGGAAGTTGATCACCCGCCTTCAGGCGGCCCAACTCGATGTCCTGCAACACGCGGGCATACACCTGTGGTGCACCCATCAGACCGGCGCGGTGGATGTAGCCGTAGTACAGCCGCTTGACGTGGTCCGCCTGGAACTGCGTCACCTCCGGCACGGACAGACCGAACCGCTTGGTCACATCATCCCGCCACTCGGGGTCCTCGTCCTGGCGCAACTCCTGCACCAGGACGGAGACGATGTCGTCGAGCGCCTCGTGGTACGCCCTCGACAGGGCGGCCAGCCGGGACATCTCGGTCCGTGTGTAGGTGCGGTCGCTCACCGTCTACCTCTCGTAGTACTCGTCACGCACCCGGTGCAGCCACGCCTCGACCGCTCCCGCGTCGGGCTGCTCGGGCAGCACCGAGGGGTTGGCGTCGAACGCGGCCTCGTAATCCCGCAGCAGCTGCGCTGCCACCAGCACGTCGCCGAGCGCCACCTGCGTCCCGAACGACTGGACGTCCATCGGATGGTCGAGCCGGAGCGTCAGCGAACCCGTCGACCACAGCTCGAAGCCCTGGATCAGCAGCCGGTTCAGGTGCCGGGCATGTTTCGCCACACGCTTCCGCAGCGACACATCCTCCAGGTCCCACAGCCGCTTGAGTTGCTGGGTGGCGTAGCCGAGGTAGGCGTTACGCACCCGGGACGCCGACAGGAACGACGACCGGATGTCGATCAGCTCCTGCCCCAGCGGGGTGAGCGTCTCGTACTCCTCCAGCCACAGCAGCTCCATCACCGTGGGGTTGCCGTTCAGCGCGAGGCGGCAGAACTTGCCCGCCTCGTGCATCGTGACGTCGGGGTCCTTCTCGACGACCGACTCCTGCGGCTTGCTCAGCCCGTGGAACTGCCGGGTCGGGGCGGCGAACACCCCGAGCCGGTCGATGCCCGAGCCCTCGTGCGCCAGCCCGTAGGCCGTCGAGCCCACCACTCCGGACAACAGGATCTTCACTCTGCGCCCTCCTCCTTCATCTCCTCCATGACCAGGTGCAGCGCATGCACAGGGTTCACGTCAAGGGCATGACACCACTCGACGAAGACGCCCAGACGCACACGGTTGTTGGCCAGCTCGTAGTGCGTGACGGTGGTGTCCTGCACCCCCATCCGCTGCGCCACCTGCTTCTGGGACATCCCCTTCTGCCGACGCAGCCCGATCATGGTCTGCCCGAGCACCCCGTACATGGGCTCGATGTAGTCCCTCATGTCATGTCTCCTTCACGTACCCTGCGGGGCGGGCCCCGGGCCGAAGCCCAGGTAGCCCGCCGCCTTCTTCAGCCGACGCTTCATCCCGTCGCCGCCGCCGTTGTTCCACCACTCGTACAGGCAGTAGCCGCCCATCGCCGCCATCACCATGGGCATCACAGCGATGCCCATGAGGATGTAGCCGAGTCCCTGGACACCATGACCGACCGCAGCAAGCAGCCAGCCCCGAGCCCTGAGTCTTCTGTCCACGTACCCGGCCCACCGCAGAGCGGTGAGCGTGCCCCCCATGCCGATCGCCAGCACCAGGGTGCCGACGACGAGCTGTGCGTCCACGCCGCTCATCCGGCGGAAACGCTGGTGATCTCCGCCTTCGGCGTGACACCCGAGGACGTGGTCGAGACCAGCGTCTCCGAATACGACACGTCGTCCTGGCTCGTCAGCTCCAGCGTCTCGATGACCGGACCGGACTCGTCGCCGGAGATCTCGTAGGTGATCTCGTAGACGGCCGACGGGTCCAGCTCGGAGGACAGGCCGTCGTAGCTCAGCTCCGGCTCGACCTCGACGTTGCAGCCCGCCGAACCGAAGCACTTCTTCGACTTCACCTTCAGGTCGATGGAGAAGTCGGACGCGTCGGGGACGGTGTACTCGGTCTCCGTCTCCGTCTCCTCGACCGGGTCGGAGTCCTCGTAGTAGTCCGGCTCCTCGACCGGGTCCACGCTGGTGACCGAGGCCGCGTCACTGTCGGGCTTGTCGTCGGACTCGACGGCGACGCCCGTGAGGAACCCCGCCGTGAAGAACGCGCCGCACGCCCCCAGAGCGATGGCGGAGAGGACCAGCTGACGTCGCCGGTCGGTCGGACGCTCCGGCGGCATCGGCGGCAGGGCGGGCATGGTCGGGTGCTGCTGCATGTCTCGTTCTTCCTTCACTGTCGGTTGTCTCAAAGGTACCGGTGTTCGAGGCGAACGCCGGTATGGATCAAGGGAGTTCGACTCCCAGGCGGCGCAGCGAGCTGCGCGTGTTGGCCCTGGCCCGGTAGTCGCTCGGCGTCTTCGGCGTGAACGCCATGTGCCGGGGACGCACCCCCTCCGGGGTCATCACCTTGTAGTGCCTGCTCCCCGACAGGGAGATCACGAAGCCTTGAGCGTGGGCCGCCTTCAGCAGTTTCGCGATCTCCCGGTCCGCCCCCTTGAGGAGGCGGGAGATGCATTTCTTTTTCGATCCGGTGCTGTCCATGTTTTCCCCTTCCCTGTGTCGTTGCTACAAGAAAGTACCGGCGTCCTGCGGGACGCCGGTACTCCTTTGCCTGGTTCCTACTCGGCCGGGAGGTTCACCCTCTGGGCGCGGGACAGCATCTCCCGGATGTCCTCGGCCACCTCCGGGTAACCCATCTCCAGGGCCGTCTCGTGCATCCGCTGCAAACCCTCGACCGGGACGTGCAGACACGGACGCCCGAACGTGTCCACGATCCGCTCCGTGGGGATGCCCAGCAGTCGGGCGAACTCCTCCACGAGGATCGCGTCCTCCACGTTCCGCGTGTAGTCCGGCATCAGATCTCCTTCTCGTCGGTCTCGACGATCTCCGAAGTCTCCCGCCACCTGACGATCCGCGTCATGCCGTCCGGGCTCATGCGCCTGCGCATACCGTCGCGACTCTCGCGCGCCTCTTCGATCGTCTTGCGCTTGAAGCTGACGGGAATCCACCGATCCCCGTCGAACACCTCGACCGAGTAGTCCTCGGTCGGCGGGTACGGCTCGCTCACCCGTCCTCCTTCTCGTAACCCTCGCCCCGCAGGTCCGTCTTCGCGATCAGCGCGCTGGCCTCGTCGACGGCGGGCAGCAGCGTGTTGCCGCACCACTCACCGAACCAGTGTGTGCTGCCCTTGATCGTGTACAGGTACCAGCCGAACATCTCCTGCGTACCGCCCCGCCGCTCCAGCTCGTAAGTGATACCGAAGATCGTGGTCCGGTACCGGTACGCGGAGAGGCCGCCGACCGACGACCGATCCGGGGTCCAGCCGAAGCCATTGTCGGCCTCGATGTACTTCTCGCCGTCGGCCTGCCTGCGCCTGGCCATCACGCACCGTCCACGATGCGCTGCCAGTCCTCGATCAGCCGGTCGTTGTCGGCGAAGATGAACGTGTTCTGCTCCGCCGCCGACAACCGACCTTCGATCTTGCCGAGGGCGAGGAGAGCGTCGAGCTTGCCGCGCACGTACGTCTCACCCTTCTCCTTGAGCACGTCCGGGCAGACCATGTCGATGATCTCCTGGTACAGCCCCTCCGTCCGGAGGTAGCGCTGCACCTGATTGCCGGTCATCCCAGCACCACGTCCCGGTTCAGCCTGACCGCCGCGTTGTGGGCGTCGGCCACGTCGGAGTGCCGCGACTCCGGGATCAGCCGGGACACCTCACCGTTGCGGAACGCCATCCAGTGGGAGTACTCCACCACCAGGTAGTCCTCGGTCGGGTTGGTCAGACTGTTCGGGTAGATCGTCACGTAGCTCTTCATGTCTCCCTCTCCTTCTCGTCGGCCGGTCAGCCCTCGTCGAGGTTGGTGACCTCGTTGATCGTGACGTTCTCGGGGTCTTCGTTGTCGGTCTCCCAGTTGCCGACGCACGCCCGCGTCAGCTCGCTGTCGGCCTTCTTCAGCTCCGCGTCGACCCAGTTCTCCAGGGCGTCGAACTCGGCGTCCTCGGCGAGGAGATGGGCGGGAACGTCCACCTCCACCTCGATGCGCTCGTCGCGGGTGA